CATAATGGTGTAATGAAAGGAGCTACAGAACATCTAATTGATGATGGTCATGCAGTTTCATATTTTGGTGGTTCTAAAGAAGAAGTACTAGCAGCACACATGGTTAACCGAAGAAGATTGATTGATGAAGGACATATCGAAATGACTCATGAAGACGCAGGTCTAAATGAAGACTTGACAGATACCGATTCGGTAGTATAATAGATATATGACTTCAATAGAATATATCTTTATGGCATTTCATTTGGTCACATGGACGGGTCTAGTTCTTCTAAGTGTAGAAATACAGTCTTGGAAGAAAGAGATTCGTTCACACATTGACTATGACAATAGTCTAAGAGCTATGAGGAAAAATCATAGAAATAAATAAATAAATTATGGAGATAATATATAATGAGTTATTTGAAAAACTTAATAAAAACAACAGGTAATGAGTTCGCTTCTATTGTAGAAGACGGAGTACAAGCAGCTGATGTCACTGGATACATTGACACAGGTTCTTATATTTTTAACGCACTCTTGTCTGGTGACATTTACAATGGATTACCAAACAATAAGATTACAGCATTAGCTGGTGAGTCTGCTACTGGTAAAACATTCTTCGCACTTGGAATGTGTAAACAATTCTTAAATGATAATCCTGATGCAGCGGTTATCTATTTCGAATCAGAAAGTGCAATCACTAAAGACATGATTGAAGAAAGAGGAATCGACTCTTCAAGAATCGTCATTGTTCCTGTTACAACAATACAGGAATTTAGAACTCAATCAATTAAGATTATTGATCAATATATCAAAGACAAGTCAGACATGAGAATGTGTTTTGTACTTGACTCATTAGGTATGTTATCAACAACTAAAGAGATTGAAGACACAGCATCTGGTGCAGAGACTAGAGATATGACAAGAGCTCAGTTAGTTAAAGGAGCTTTCAGAGTATTGACTCTTAAACTAGGTAGAGCAGGTGTACCATTAATCGTGACTAATCATACTTATGATGAAATGGGTTTGTTTGCTAAGAAAGTTATGGGTGGAGGTTCAGGATTGAAATATGCTGCTTCATCAATTATATTCTTATCTAAGAAAAAAGAGAAAGACGGAAAAGATGTTATTGGTAATATCGTTCATTGTAAGAATGAGAAATCAAGACTTACAATCGAAAACAAAATGGTTGATGTAATGTTGTCTTATGAGAAAGGACTGGACAGGTACTATGGATTACTAGAACTAGCAATCAAGTACGGTATCTTTACACAATCATCTACACGAGTTCAACTTCCAGACGGAACAACACAATTCGGTAAAACTATTAACAACAATCCTGAGAAGTATTTCACACCAGAAATATTAGACAAACTTAACGACGCAGCAAAAGAAGAATTTTTATATGGCAACACGACTAGAACAGACGATACTGAAGAATCTGATAACGAATGATGCATTCGTAAGAAAGACTTTACCTTACATTAAGAGTGACTTCTTTCAGGAAAGAGACGAAGAGTTTCTTTTCAAACAAATCAGAGAATACTTCTTAAAGTATCAAACTCCACCAACAACGGAAGCACTTATCATTGATATTGATGAAATGGAAGGTGTTGATCAACAGTTGATATCCGACTCATTGAACTTAATCAAAGACATAAAGTTGGATGATAGTAAAACACCAGACGAATGGTTAGTTGAGTCTACAGAGAAATGGTGTAAAGACAGAGCAGTTTACAATGGTGTAATGAGTTCTATTGCTATCATTCAAGACAAAGACGGTCAGTCAGGACAGATACCAGACATTCTAAGAGAGGCATTATCAGTATCTTTTGACAGTAATATTGGTCATGACTTCTTAGAAGATTGGGATCCTAGGTATGAGTTCATGCATAGAGAAGAAGAAAGAATTCCTTTCGACTTAGACTTGATGAATAAAATCACTAAAGGTGGACTTCCAAACAAGACATTGAATATCTGTATGGCAGGTACTGGTGTTGGTAAATCTTTATTTATGTGTCACATGGCATCAGCTTCATTACTTCAAGGTAAAAATGTATTATACATTACAATGGAAATGGCTGAAGAAAAGATTGCTGAAAGGATAGATGCAAATCTACTTGATGTTTCATTGAATACAATGAATGACTTACCAAAGATGATGTTCGAAAAGAAAATCACTAGAGTCAGAGAGAAGACTAAAGGTAAATTAATCATAAAAGAATATCCAACAGCAACAGCACATAGTGGACATATTCGACATCTATTACAAGAACTTGATTTGAAGAGAGACTTCAAACCAGAGATTATCTTTATTGATTATCTAAACATCTGTGCTTCATTCAGAGTAAGACCAGGAAGTAATGTTAATACATATACTTACATTAAAAGTATTGCAGAAGAACTAAGAGGTTTAGCAGTTGAATTTGATGTACCAATTATGTCAGCAACACAAACTAATAGAACAGGTTTTACTTCAACTGATGTCGGACTAGAAGATACTTCAGAGTCATTTGGATTACCAGCAACAGCAGACTTCATGTTTGCTTTGATATCTACAGAAGACATGGAAGAACTAGACCAAGTAATGGTTAAACAGTTGAAGAATAGATATAACGACTTAGGACATCATAAAAGATTTGTACTAGGTATCGATAGGTCTAAGATGAGACTATATGATTGTGAACAATCTGCTCAAGATGAATTAGTAGACATAGGTCCAATCATGGATCAAACAGAAACAGGTAAGAGAATAAGTAGTGAGAATACTCAGAGTTTTAAATACTAATATGAAATGTTATCATTGTAATGAAGATTTGATATGGGGTGGTGATCAGGATATAGAAGATGAGAGTGGTCGAACAATCGGTATGGAAACTAACTTAAAATGTTCTAAGTGTGAAACAGAAGTAACAGTATATCTACCAAAAGATATGATTAAAGAAGCATTAGGGTTGACAACAGGGGTACTATTATAGTATACTAACAGTATGGAAAATAGAAATGTAAGACAAATATTCTTAGACATGGACGGCGTTCTAGCTGACTTTCATTCTAAGATATCAGAAATGTTAGGTGAGAAAGTGTGGAATGACAATAGAGGTCATGATACTTATGATACTCACAAAAGAGAGTTAACTGCTAAACACATGTTTAGAAGAATGGACCCTTTACCTGATGCTTGGATGTTAACCGATTGGTGTTTAAATTCAGGTATTCATACAGAAATCTTAACTGCAGCTGGTACAGTAAACAGAGAGATTGTTGTTAGAGATAAAATTGAATGGATTAGAGAACATGTTAATCCTTATTGGACTATAATTCCAACATTCAAAGGTAGTCAGAAAGCAGCATTTGCTCATAAGAAAGCAGTATTGATTGATGACAGAGATAGAAATATAGAATGTTGGGAAGAAGCTGGTGGAATTGGTATTCTACACACCTCTGCTGAAGATACTATAAATAAGTTAAATGAACTCATTAAATGAAAAAGATAGTGGGACTATTAAAAGTAAGTCCCTAGTAGAACTTCTCAATCACAAAGTTGACTTGAAGAAACAACTCATTGAGTTGAAAAAAACTAAAGAACCCAACGAAAAAATAATAAAGGAACTTTCAGAAGCAATTTTTGATATAGAACTTTTCCTAAGTAAGCATAGAATTCAAAAATAGTATTGACATAAATACTACTATGAAGACTTTCGCTCAAATAAACGAATATCACACAAGTCCCGATAAGATCGATAAACTAGTGCATCCCGGTAAGTTGGATGCAAAACGACTTGCACAACTTAAAGGTGATTACTCAGCTTATAAAGATATAGACTTTGATTCGTTCCTTAACAAACCTTTCCCTAAAAATTCATCTACTGAAACATTTAACGAATTAAAGTTATTAATGTCATTAGGTCAGTTCCGTACACAATGGGAAGACGAGATGGTTATGTACGACACGAAGGTAATAAAACCTTTCAAAGACTATTGTGATGCCTACGGTATTGAAGTAGACTTTACTAGAATTAAACACTTGATGACTCAAACGAATCCGATTCTACTAGCATTAAAGAAAAAATATAACAGACCTAGACCAGTAGTTTTAGCTAAGAATTTAGGTTTATCAATGACATTCTTCCCTCTAACAACATCTAAGACACCGTCATACCCCTCAGGACACGCTACACAAGGTTATTTAGTTGCTCTATTAGTTGCTGATGAATTACCATTAGAACATAGAAAAAATGTATTAAAGACTGGATTACGAATTGGTGAGAGTAGACAGATAGCAGGAGCACATTATCCTTCTGATACTAAGTTTGGTCTTGAATTAGCTAATGAATTTTATAGGTTATCTAAGATGGATAGTCTCGGTGAACCAGAGTTAAAGTTAGAATCAAATATGTTGATTCAAGTTATTAATGAGGCATCATCTAAAGCATCGACAGATTTTGAAGGTGTGATTGTAAAATGTCACAACTATTCATCATTAAAAGAAAAGGCCTTTAAAGATACAATAATGAAAGAACCAATCATTAAATCTTTTTTGAAGGCTG